ACGACCGGCATCGCCGAAACAATTCAGGAACGAGAAGGGAGGGGTACTCTTGACATCTGGTGGGTGTGAAATCCTGCACGCTGATTGCATTGAGGTGCTGCAAACGCTGGCGGAGAACAGCTTCGACGCGCTGATCACCGACCCGCCCTACAGCAGCGGCGGCCAGTACCGCGGCGACCGGATGCAGAGCGTGACCGAGAAATACAGCCAGAGCGGCGCGAAGGCCGAGTACCTGAAACACGCCTTTGAAGGCGACAACATGGATCAGCGCGCCTGGACCAGCTGGACGGCGTACTGGCTGGAACTCTGCCGCAAGGTGGTGAAGCCGGGCGGCGTGGCGGCGATCTTCATCGACTGGCGTCAGCTGCCCGCCCTTTATGACGCGATCCAGTGGGGCGGCTGGGTAGTCCGCGGTCTGATCCCGTGGGACAAGAAGAACGCCAGACCGCAGCCGCACCGTCCGAAGCAGCAATGCGAGTTCATCGTGTGGGCGTCTAACGGGCCGCTGGACGTCAAACGCGACGCCGAATACATGCCTGGCCTGCTGCAAGGGCTGCCGCCTTCGGCGCAGGTCCGGACGCATCAGACGGAAAAACCGCTCGACGTCATGCGCCAGCTGGTCCACATCTGCGAGAACGGCGGCAGGATCATCGACCCGTTCGCAGGAAGCGGCACCACGATATGCGCAGCGTATCTGGAAGGCTTCGGCGGGCTGGGTATCGAGCGGAACAAGTATCACGCCGAAAAGGCACAGGAAAGATTAACGAAAATCGCGGGGGGGGGGTACTGATCTATGGGCTGGCGTTTAGAAGCGTTCAAGGCTGCCATCAGTGGGCGGCCTGACCGGATGCAGCAGTTCTTCACGTCCCGCATGACGTCGCCGCCTGACCGGAACACGCAGGAGTTCCTGGCGACCTATGCCCGCAGTCCGCGGCTGTCGCCGGTGACGAAGATCGCCACCGATCTGTCGAACGTCCCCGGCAAGCTGTTCAGGGTAGCAGCCAACGGCGACAAGGACGAGATCACGGACCACCCCTTCCTGGACTTCATGGCACGCCCGAATCCGCTGCCGTTTATGACGCGCAGCGCATTGTGGAAGGTCCACGAGACCTACCTGATGATCAAGGGCGAGGGCGCAGCCATCATCGAACGCGACGCAGCGGGCTACCCCGTCGAGCTGTGGCCGATCCCGCCGCACTGGATGACCGACATCCCGCGGCTGGACTTCCCCTACTACATAATCCGCAGCCGCGACGGTCTGCAAATGACCGTCCCCATCGAAGACGTGTTTCTGGTGCGGCAGCTGAATCCGCTGGACCCCTACGGCCGCGGCCTGGGCGACGCCGAGGCGGTGGCCGACGAGATCGAGACCGACGAGTACATGGCGAAGTGGGCGAAGAAGTTCTTCTGGAACGACGCCACACCGCCCGTCCTTATGTCGGCCCCAGGCATCACGCAGGACGAATACAACCGCTTCAAGGCGGCCTGGGACGATCAGCACCGCGGCGTCGGCAACGCGCACAAGATGGGGATCATCCCCCGTGACGTCACCGTCAACAAGCTGGTGGACAGCCAGCGCGAAATGGACTTCACGCAGAGCCGCAAGGACCTGCGCGACGGAGTGAACGCCCACTTCGGCGTGCCGCCTGAAATCCTGGGCATCGTCGAGAACAGCAACAGAGCCACGGCGACCCAGGCGAAGATCATCTACGCAGAGAACGTCCTGACGCCGCGCCTGCTGGCGCGACAGGACGCCATCAACACGCAGCTGCTGCCCGCCTGGGGCGAGGACCTGCTGTGGGAGTATGACGACATCGTGCCGGAGGACACCGAGTTCCGGCTGCAAATGTCTAACGCCGGTTTGTCCGGCAGCGCCATCATGGTGGACGAATGGCGCGAGCAGAACGGCTTCGATCCGCTGCCTAACGGCGCGGGCCAGGTCCTGTTCGTGCCCTATGCTTCCATCCCGACGAAGCCGGAGGAATTGACACAGACCATGCGCGAAAGTGGCGGCCTGACGCCTTCAGAAGATCTGTTCCCCCCAAGCGGAACGCCGCCTGAAACGCTGACTGGAGCCAAGGGCGTCAGCAGACGCCGCCAGCAGATCGCGCACCGCGACCGGATGCGGGCGCTGCTGACGCAGGAACGCGCAGCGCGTCAGACGGTAAATCGCTTCTTCACGTCGCAGCTGTCGGAGATCACCGCCGCCATGGAGAGCGGCAGGAAGGACGCCAGCGAGGACTTCTGGCAGCGGATCAGCAGCGGCCAGGGCCTGACGTTCGACGTGACGGCCATCAGAGCGGCGGCCATGGACGCGCTGAATCAGCTGATCGACTGGAATCAGCAGGACGAGGCGCTTCTTCGGACGCTGAATCCCGTGTGGGAGGAAGCGTTCAACACCGGCGCGAAGTCCATCGAGCAGAACTTCGGCATCACAGCCGTGCGCGCGCCACGCCTGACGGACTACCTGCGCCAGCAGGGCCTGAAACGGGTGCGCGGCATCAATGAAACGACGCGCGACAAGATCGCCTCCGCGCTGGCGGACGGCATCGAGGCGGGCGAAAGCACCGCCCAGCTGGTGAAGCGCATCCAGCAGCACCTGCCTGATATGCAGGCAGAACGCGCCGCAGCCATTGCGACCAGCGAAGCCCACACCAGTATGCAGGCGGGCAGCTTCGCGCAGATGCAATACGGCGGCTGCACAACAAAAACGTGGATCACGGCGGGCGACGAAGACGTCAGAGACAGCCACCGCAGCCAGAACGGCGTCACCGTCCCCATCGACCAGCCCTTCCCGAACGGGCTGATGTATCCAGGCGATCCGTCCGGCTCGCCGGGCGAGATCATCAACTGCCGGTGCGATATGATCCCCGGCGATCTTTAGGAGGTGATCGAAGGTTGAGAATGAAGCGGCTGCAAATCAAGGCAGAGAACGTAACGGATCAGGGCATCTTCACCGGCCACGCTTCGGTCTTCGGCGTCGTGGACCTGGACAACGACGTTGTGGAGCCGGGCGCGTTCGCAGAATCCATTGCAACCGGCACGGCTGCGGCTGGCGTGCTGATCTTCGGGCAGCATGACGACCGCAAGGAGCCGCTGGGCAGATCGATGGAGCTGCGGGAAGACGCCACGGGCCTGTTTGTCAAGGGCCAGATCAGCGACACCGCCATGGGCCGCGACTACCGCCAGCTGATCAAGGACGGCGTTCTTGATCAAATGTCCATCGGTTACGTCGCCCAGGAATACGACGTAGACACCAACAACGTCCGGCACCTTCGCAAAGTGGACCTGTTGGAGATCAGCATCGTAAACTACCCCGCGAACACAGAAGCAAAAATTGAAAGCTACAAAGGAGGACACACGCAAATGAAAACCGCAAAAGAGCAGACCCCCGCCACCAAGGAAGTCAAGGAAGAGACCGGAGCCGAAGGCCAGGCCGTCACCATGACCGAGGAACAGCTGGCGCAGCTGCTGGAGCAGGCCGCCGAGAGCGGCGCGACCAAGGCGCTGAAAGCTGCCGCCGACGCTGCTGACGACGAGACCAAGGACGACCCCGCCGACGACGAGACCAAGAACGACGACGGCAAGGATGATGAAGCCAAGGCTGCTGCCCCTGCCGCCAAGGAAGCCAAGGCTGCCCCCGCCCGCGGCACCGCGCAGCGCAAGTATGCGAGCATCTACATGAATACCGGCCGCACGGATAAGGAAGAAAAGTCCGGCCTTCCTGCTGGCATCGGCTGGGTGCGCTTCCAGAAGTGCATGATGCGCGCGAACAAGGACTACGACATCGCGGCCAGCATCGCCCGCAAGGAGTACGGCGACGGCTTCCTGGAGCGCCAGATCAAGGCCATGTCTGTCACAGCCCCGACTGACGGCGGCTACCTGGTCCCCGAAGTCTACGCCAGCGAGATCATCCCCCTGCTGCGCGACAAGGCCATCATCCTGCGCCTGGGCGCGACGGAGCTGCCCATGGATCGCGGCAACATCAACATCCCGAAAATGACCAGCGGCGTCAGCGCGTCCTATGTCGGCGAGCTGCGCAAGGCCAAGGCGTCCAAGGCCAAGTTCGGCAATGTCCGCATGTCCAGCAAGAAGCTGATGTGCAAGGTGTTGATCAGCAACGACCTGATCCGCTCCAACGCATACGGCGCGGACCAGCTGATCCTGAACGACGCCACCACTGCCATGGCGCTGGCGATGGACCGTGCCGCCTTCCTGGGCAAGGGCACCGAGTTTGAGCCGACGGGCCTGTTCAATATGGCTGGCATCCCGACCATCGACCTGAACGCGGCTCCCGACGAGACTACGACCGGCAAGATGCTGGCAACGCTGCTGCAGAACAACGCCGACACCAGCAAGCTGGGCTGGGCCTTCAACGGCTTCGCGTGGGAGGCGTTCTACAATGTCGTCCAGGCGGCGTCCGGCCTGTACCTGTACCGCGAGCAGATGGACAACGGCAAGCTGAACGGCCACGAGTTTGCCGTCAGCAATCAGCTGCCCAACGGCTCTGGCAGCAACCGCCCCACCAACGTGGTGCTGGGTAACTTCTCCGAGTTTATGATCGGCCGCCAGGGCAGCATGGAATCCGAAATGTTCCGCGAGGGCACCGTCACCGACGAGGACGGCAACACCATCAGCGCTGTGGATCAGGACTGCACGATCCTGCGCATCATCGACCTGCATGACTTCGGCATCCGCCACGAGGAATCCTTCGTGATCGGCAAGAACATGCAGACGGAGAAATAAGGAGGGCAACGACATGAAGAAGAAACTGATTGACAGCTGCCGCGTGCGCCCCTACACCAGCGGCGCGGCCATTGACCGCCAGAACTTCGGCAGCGCGGTGCTGGGCCTGAAAGTGGCAGCGGCCACCGGTTCGCCCACCGCTGCGGCGCTGAAGCTGGTGCTGAC